GTCCTGATTCATGGCGCCAATGTTGCTGAAGGTCGGATTCTGCCCTGCGGCGATCTTGTGCAGCGGCACCCGAAACGCCCGCGCCACATCCTCGACGGTCCATTTCTGCTGCTCGATCAACTGCGCATCGTTCGGCGGTATCGTCATCGGCTCGTACTTGAGCCCGCCCCCGGTCACGAGCAGTCTGCCCAAGTTGCCGCCGGCAAAATTCTCCTCGAACGATTTCTTCATGGCCTGTTCTTGCGCCTCGGTGATCGTTCCCGGCGCGCTCAGGTGTCCGGACGGACGGCTCATATTCTGGAAGAACTTCTCGCTGTTGTTCTGAATTCTGATGCCCTGGGTAGCGGACATGCCGCACGCGTAAATCGGCGAGACGCCGCACAGCGGATGCCACGGCGTAATCATCCGGTCGTGAATGATCTCGCTCGCGGGCACCAGCACCGGGTCGGATACCCCGGTGAGATTGTCCTGCGAGAGCTGGTAGAACACTTCGCCATCCGGCGCGACCGTGGGCCGCGTGCCCCTGGAATCGAGGATGTACATCGCCTGCACGACGCTGCGGTTGTCGCGATCAAGGTAGATGTAGGTGTTCCCGTGCAGCAGTTTCAGCGTCACCCACTGCTGCAGGAACTGGATGCGCGTCTGGTAGCGATTGGGCTTGCGCAATACCGGCAGGAACGGTGAGCCGGTTTCTATTTCATCCCACACGCCGTCCGACTCACGCGCCATCAGCATGATGCGAAGCTTGGCGATGTCGTCCGCAATCAGCGAAATGCACGCGTAGACGGCGCTGAAGGCGAGAATGTTTTGTGTAGATTCGACGACGATGTTTCGCTGCCAAGCGCCAGGGAAGCTTTCCATAACCTGACCGAGCCAGCCCGATCGATAGGGCGTGATCGATCCCCACGCCTTCTCGACGACGAGCGTGTCCTCCTCGAGCATCTCGCCCGAAGGCCCCAGCACGAGCATTATCTGCGCGCCTGCATGTCGCGGGTCTGATAAGTCTGGCCCGGCTGACTCGGTTCCTTCTTTTCGACCCGCTGGGCTTTGCCTTGAACCTCGACGCTAACGGCGTAGACCTCGTCGATCTCGTAGACGTCGCCCACGTTGTACTGCTTCCCATCGTAGGTATGAAGCTGCAGCGCTTTGACTGGGACGGTTGCCATTTACGAATCCTTTCTCTTGCGCGCTGGAGTTGCCGGCGCATCATCGTCTTCGAGCTTGACGAATCCCGCATTGAGCAGCGCTTCGAGCATTTGCGGCGCGATATCCGGCGGCACGAACAAACGCTGCCCGTTGAACGGAGAACGTAAAGCGATTGGCTTTTCCATGAGAATCGTCCTTACGAAAACTGCGCGCTCGAGGAAGATGATTCCCCGAGCGCGCACGCAAATCGCGGTTACGTCCCGTTGTACGGCGCTGCTGTGGTAATAACACGCACGGCTGCCGTGCGCGCTCTCAGCCAAGTTATGAACCGCTCGGCCCGTAAACCTACTAAATTACGTTGCCATAGGGACACGAGCACCGTCGTAGCATCCGACGGATTGGCCGGTGCGCTGTCCATCTGAATCGAGGCTTCCCGGCTCACGTCGATGCTCACCCCGCCTTCATCGGCGAACAGGATCGAAGGTGCATGCACGAGGATGATTCGAGCGCCCACGTTGTTGCTCACGATAACCGGGCGCCCCATGATCGTTCCGCCTTCCTGGCCCACGCCGGGAAAGAGCGGCTGGCCCAAGGCGTTCAGCGACAAGCCGATGCCGAAAGCGTTGCTGTCGTTCATGAGCCACACCGATCCCTCGAGCGGCATGTCCGCCGCGGTGAATGCCGCGATCTGCGCGGACAAGTCGGCACGGGCCGCCGCGCCAGTGACACCGGACGAGGCCGTGGTCGTTGCACCGTTCGTGATCGAGGCCGGCGAGACGTTCGCTACTGCGGCCACCGCGGGGTCGGTGAACTGCTGGTCGAGGAATTGCGCGATACCGGCAATCATGGATTCGCGCACCACCATTTCGGCCGACGGGCTGGAAAACTTCACTAGCTCCTCGGTCATCACCACGATGCCTGCCGCTTTCGCGAACGTAAGCGTCACGGTTGCGAACGCCGCGCTGGTGACGGGCTTCGCCGAGCCCTGTCCCACCCAGCCATACGTTCCGCCGGAAGTTTG